AAGGCAGCGGTCAAAGCTTTCGCAGCCGATGAAGCAGCAGCCAATCGCCTAGCCACCGCAGTAGATAACCTCGGGCTTTCATTCTCCCAAGTACAGGTTGCAACCTTTATCGACGAGTTAGAGCGCAGCGCAGCAATAGCCGATGATGTACTTCGCCCAGCCTTCCAAGGATTACTTACAACAACTGGATCACTAACCCAGTCTCAGAAGCTGCTGAACGATGCTATTCAAATCTCAAGGGCAAGTGGCGTAGATTTAGCCACAGTAGCTACCGACTTAGGTAAAGGCTATGTAGGTATTACTCGAGGCTTAATCAAGTACAACACAGGCTTGACTAGAGCAGAGATTACAACTAAGTCATTCAACGAGATTCTCGGAATCATGCTTGCCCGTTCAGCCGGTTCAGCTCAGGCTTACCTTGAGACAACCTCTTACAAGATGGAAGTCCTCACAACAGCAACAGGCAGAGCTCAGGAAACAATCGGCAAGGGTCTAGTAGATGCCCTTGCTAAAGTAGGCGGTGGCACAGAAGCCAGCGATGCAGCTAAGGCGATTGATAACATTGCCAAAGCCACTAGCGGCGTAATAGTTGCACTTGGCACAGCAATTGGATTCATTGAGAAGTTTCGCAAAGGCTACACAAACCTCTTGGCAGGTGGCGATGTCGATGTCATGCTGCAAACCCCTAAGCCATCAACTAATCGATCTAAGTCTCCAGCAGGTACAGCACAGCGCACAGCGCAGCAGCGCACAGCGGAGATTCAGGCAGCCAAGAGAGCCAAAGAACTAGCAGCCTTGCAGAATAAGCAGGTCAAATCTCAGAAGGCTCTGACAGCAGAACAAAAGAAGCAGAACACCCTTAAGAAGGCTGCAACTATCTTTGACCTAGAGCAGGTAGAACTCATCGCTGCCCTCAAGGGCAAGTTGTCCGATGAGGATCGTAAGCGCGTTGAACTCCAGTTTGCTTTGCTAGTAGGCAATACCTCAGAAGCACAGAAACTTACTTACGAGTTAGCCAAGGCTCAAGGCTTAGGCGAGAAGCTCGCAGGATACCTAGCAAGCCTTCCTGATGCTAAGAACCCGTTTGCCTCATGGGAAGCGTATCTCGATATGCTGGCAGAGAAGGCTAGAAAGATTGCTATCGGTGGCGGTGCAGCAGTTCCGATTACTCCAATCACTCCATCAGTTGCAACCAACGCAACTAACTCAGGCGGCTTTGCTTACACAGTTGCAGACCCTTCCAGGGGTGGAAGTATGGATTCACAATTCGGCTCAGAGACTCCTTGGGCGAAGGCAGTAGCAGCATTGAACCGACCAGTCATTGTTCAGATTGACGGCAAGGCAATAGCCACATCACTCCAAGATACTTCGATGTCAGGCATTACCTCAAACATCAATAGAACTTCAGGCGGCTTTGGTCTCTAATGACTTTACCTGCTGAAATATCCGTATCCTTTGACTTTAGCTCAGGAGCGACTTTCGGCTATCCATTTACTATTGGCGATGCTAAGTACGGAGTTCTAGGTACTGGCACACTCGGTTCATCTACAGTCCCAGTTCCGATTGTTGATTTAACCCCTCAAGTGCGTAACATAACAATCAACCGCGGCAGAGATATCCAAGCAGACCAGTACATCGCTGGCACAGCCGTTGTGCGCATCATTGACCCTGACTCCTACTTCAACCCTCAGAACACAGCAAGCCCTTACTACGGCTATCTAGTGCCTCTTCGCAAGGTGCGTATTGCAGCTACAACAGCGACCACCCAAGAATTCCTCTTCAGCGGGTATACCACGGAATACAGGTATACCTATGACCAAGCAGAGCAGATGGGCTATGTCGATATCTATGTAGCTGATGCCTTCCGCTTGTACAACCTAGCCCAAGTTACAAGCATTACAGACTCAGGCGCAGGGCAGGCAACTGGCACACGCATAGGCAAGATACTAGATCAGGTTGGATTCCCTGCCAATATGCGCACACTCGACACCGGACAGTCTCTATGTATCGCAGACCCAGGAACGCTACGTACAAGCCTTGCAGCAGTTAAGAACGCTGAGTTCTCTGAGCAGGGTGCGTTCTTTATCAACGGCTCAGGAACCGCAGTATTTAAGGATAGAAACTCAGTTGCTTCATCTATCGCTGCTACTCCTATCGAGTTCAATCAAACCGGCGGTATTCCGTATAAGAACCTAGTGTTTGCTTTCGATGACAAGCTCATTATCAATCAGGCTCAAATGACCCGATACGGTGGCACAGCCCAGTTTGCACAGAATACAGACAGCATTGCTAGGTACTTCCCTCATCAGTACAGCGCTCAAGAGCTAGTTATTGATACCGATGCCAATGCCCTTAATATCGCTGCCACTTATGTAGCCACTAGAGCTGAGACAACAATCCGCATTGACCAGATGCTTGTCGATCTATTAGACCCAGCAGTACCAACTGACACAATGATTGGCTTGGATTATTTCGACAATCTAAGAATCAGCAATATCCAGCCAGACGGCTCTACCATCGTTAAGACTCTGCAATGCCAAGGCTTATCGTGGAATATCAGCCCTAACAGCATGAGCGTTACAGTAACAACACTTGAGCCCATCGTCGATGGATTCATCATAGGAAGCACGGAACGCGGTATAATTGGCGTTAGTGCAATGACTTACTAGGAGATATACAGATGGCAACAGGCTTTCCAACAACTACAGGCGATATCCTCACAGCGCCTATATTCAACGGCTTAGTCACCTTTACAGTCGATGCAGATGCGACAGCAGATTACACAGCAGTCCTTGACGATCAGTACCAAGTCCTAGTACCTATGAACAAGGCAACAGCCGTAGCGTTCAAGCTGCCTACTAATGCCTCTGTAGCCTTCCCAGTAGGTACAGCCATCACAGTCCTCAACAAGGGCGCTGGAGCGGTCACAATCTCAGCAGTCACTTCAGGCACAACAAGCGTACTATCAGCCGGTGCAGTAGCAGCAGCTCCAACCTTGGCTCAATACAAGACAGCGGTCTGCATCAAGACTGCAACAGATACTTGGTATGTTGTAGGAGCAATCGGCTAGTGATTGGAGCAATCACAGCAGGACTTTACGGAACTGGAGTTCCACCTGTAACCAACAGTTATGAGTCTATTGCGACTGTAACCCTTGGTTCAGCGGCTAGTTCTATTACCTTTTCATCAATCCCAAGCACTTTTAAGCACCTGCAATTAAGAGCTTCGGCAAAAGGTACTGCCAACATATACGCCACTATGCGCTTTAATGGCGATACAACAGCCACCAATTATTACAGCCATGAATTACGCGGAAGCGGCTCAAGCGCATCTGCGGCAGCAGATAACAATGCTTACATTAATGATTTACAAGGCACAAACTACAATGCAATTATTATCGACTTTTTAGATTATGCTGATACAAACAAGTATAAGACTACTCGTATGCTAAACGGTCTTGACAACAACGGCACAGGCGTAATTCTCTTTCAGTCTAACCTATGGAAAAATACTGCTGCAATCTCAAGCATGGTCTTTACAACAAACACAAGCACTTTTGCGGCAGATACTAAATTTGCGCTATACGGGATTAAGGGGTAATCATGGCAGCCGGTTCAACTTACACGCCGATAGCGACTACAACGCTAGGCAGTTCTCAGAGCAGCGTTACCTTCTCATCATTCTCAGGCTACACCGATGTTATTTTAGTTGCAGCAGCTCGAGGTACTTCTACCTCATCTCAAATCTACGCAACCCTCAACAGCGACTCAGGTTCTAACTATTCTTACACAGAACTCTATGGCTATTCAGGTGGAGCAATATCAGATCGTGCAAGCAATCAGACACAGATGCGCCTTTACGGTATGGCTCGCAGCGATTACGCAGCAAATGAATTTGGTTATGTCCAAGTGCAGTTTATGAACTACTCAAATACCACTACTTTCAAGACTGCTATCGCTAGAGGCGCAAGCTCGATGAGTACCGAAGTAGATGCAAGAGTTCATCTTTATCGTTCTACTTCTGCTATCACTTCTATATCACTTGCACCAACAACAGGCAATTTTGCAACTGGCTCAACTTTTACCCTATACGGAATCGTGGCGGCATAATGGCAAATACATTTGAACTAATTCAGGCTTATACCGTTGGCTCAGGCGGTCAGAGTTCTATTGACTTCACCTCTATTGCTTCAACTTTTACCGATTTATGCCTAAAGGTAAGCATCAGGAATGTAAACGATACTCCATCTGTCTATCTAAGATTTAACGGCACAACAACAAACCACAGCGATAGATGGCTTTATGGTTCAGGCAGCTTTGCAGACTCAACAACAAATGCAAACATAGAAATGTTGCTCAACCGCTCTAGTTCTACATCAAGCACATTTGCTAATGCAGAAATCTATATTCCTAACTATGCAGGTTCAACCAATAAGTCTGTAAGCATAGATGCCGTTTCAGAAAATAATGGCACTCTAGCCTACGCACAATTAGACGCTGGTCTATGGTCTAACACCGCAGCAATCACATCAATTAAGTTACAAGCAGCATCAGGAAATATTGCAGAGTTCTCAACCGCCTACCTATATGGAGTCAAAAATGCCTAACCCAACAAGAGTCGAAATCAACTGCACAACAGGCGAAGTTCTAGAAATTGAACTGACCGATGCTGAGGTTGCAGAGATCGCAGCTCAGGCTGCTATTGCAGAGCAAGAGAAGGCAGACCAAGAAGCTGCTGCTGCTGTTAGAGCAGAGGCTAAGGCTGCGCTACTAGATCGACTTGGCATTACTGCTGAGGAAGCGGCGCTGCTACTGGCATGAAATACAAGCTATGCAAAGCCGGACAACAGTTAAGGCTTCAGGTAGATGATACTTACCCAGATAGAGATAGAGCCTCAGACGGGTGGATTGGCGATGCCCGTCATCAATCGCGTGTTAGTGATCATGTACCTAATGCAGAAGGTATCGTCAGAGCCATTGATATTGACAGGGATTTATCTGGAAAGAAGAAGCCTGACCTCATGCCTTATCTTGCGGATCAGATTCGACACGCAGCAAAGTCTGACAAGCGCATTGCTTACATCATATTCGCAGGAAAGATTGCTTCCCCTCGCATGGGGTGGCGCTGGCGCAAGTATTCTGGAATCAATCCGCATGACCATCATTGCCATATCTCTTTCACTAAGAAGGGCGATGCAGATGGCTCGTTCTTTAATATCCCAATGTTAGGCGGCACACTATGAATATGAAACACCCAGCAGTTGTATCTCTAGGAGCTTTCCTAGCAGTATGGGGAACAACCTCTAACTTCGCGTTGGACTATCGCTCAATCCTTGGTTCAATCGTAGCTGGAGTATTCGGATACGCGAGCCCCAAACGATGACACAACAGGACTTCTTCACTCTGTACTTTGCAAGCCTTGGAATAGTAGGCGGCTTAGCTGGGTATGTCATTACTCATTTACTCTCTGAAATTAAGAGACTTAATAGCCGTGTCGATGAGATTTACAACATACTCTTAGATAGATAATAAAGCCATGGCAAGAAAGCGACCAGTCATCGATCTCGATACTTACAGCGCGCTCGATGCTTATGCGATAGCACTTAACGAGTTCTATAAGAGCTTGCGTAAGGCTGGCTTCTCGGAGACTCATGCCTTCTGGTTACTTGGTGATCGTGAAGCTTTCCCTGACTGGCTAATCCCTAACCTACCCAATCGCATAGATAACATTCCATACGATGACGATGATGAGGACTAATGCCAGCAGTCAAGAGGATAGTAATTCTCAGCGACCTTCAAGTTCCCTTTGAAGATGTACATCTAACCCGTAACATAGCCAAGTTCTTACAGACCTTTAAGCCTGACCAGACCGTAACCATCGGTGATGAAATAGACTTTCAGACTATAAGCAAGTGGTCAGAAGGCACACCCCAAGCCTACGAGCAGAGCCTTGGTGATGATAGAGACCGATGCGTAGAGCTGCTTTGGGAATTGGGCGTTACAGACTGCATACGATCTAATCACACAGACCGGCTTTACAACATCATCATGAAGAAGATTCCCTCATTCTTATCCTTGCCAGAGCTCAGGTTCGAGAAGTTCATGAAGTTCGATGAGCTAGGCATAACCTTCCATAAGAACCCTATGAACATCGCTCCTAACTGGATTGCAGTCCATGGAGACCATACCCCTATCAAACAGCAGGGTGGGCTCTCAGCCCTTGAGGCAGCCCGTAGGCATGGCAAAAATGTCATTTCAGGACATACCCATAGGGCAGGGCGTAGCGCCTTCACAGAAGCCTCTGGCGGGCGTTTAGGGCGTGTTCTGCATGGAGTTGAGGTAGGTAATCTCATGGACTTTAGACAAGCCTCATACACCAAGGGAACGGCTAATTGGCAGCAAGCCTTCGCCATCATGTATGTCAAGGGCAGCAATGTCCAAGTGGACATAATCCACATCGAGAAGAACGGCACTTTCATCGTGCAGGGCAAGGTCTATGGAAGGGCTCGGTGAGTTTGCTTCACCCTACTTTGAAGATGAAGACCCCTCTCAAATCGTTATCATTTCGTTATCTAAGAAAGGCGGCTGTCGCTTCCGTCTGATGTAATCTAGCCCTAACAACAACAGAAAGGGCTCACAATGATTACTAATCACGATCACATAGTTCTACTCTCAATGCTGGTTGGCGCACTTCCGGGTTTCTTAATCGGATACGCCAAGGGGCATGAACACGGCAAGATTCAAGGCAAGATAAATGCTCGCCGTCTAATCAAGGCACAGACCCAGCATCAGGTTAATCGATGAACGCCCGTGATTACCTCAACGAAGCGAGAGCTACTATCCAAGACCGAGGACTTGATTACGGTCACCCGTCAGACAATATGTCGAGGACAGCAGCACTCTGGAGCGCATACCTCGAAATGCCAGTTACAGATTATCAGGTGGCAATGTGTCTGGCATTGGTCAAAATCGCAAGGAGCATGGAGACTGGTAAGCCAGACAATTACATCGATGGCGCAGCGTACTTCGCTATAGCCGGACAACTGCACACAGAGGAGAATGATTTATATGTTTAACCTATCCGAGTATCAGACCTGCGCAGAGCGCCTAGAACTATTTTGGAAGGACAATCCCGATGGCAGAATTGACACTAAACTTATTGAAGCCAGTCAAACGCGCTTTATCGTACAGGCGTTTATTTATAGAACTGAAGCTGATCAATACCCTTGGGCTTCTGGGCTCGCAGAAGAGACGGTTCAGGGGCGTGGAGTCAATGCTACTTCTGCTCTTGAAAATTGTGAGACCTCAGCGTTAGCGAGAGCTTTAGCAAACGCAGGCTACAGCCCTAAAGGTGACCCATCAAAGCGCGCAAGCCGTGAAGAGATGAGCAAGGTTGCAACTAAGGCAGCAGTCATTGACCAAGTAGCACAAGTCAAAGCAAAGATGGCAGACACATCGAAGGAATATGTACCAGTAGAGAAGGCGAGTGATCCATGGGAGATTTCAAGTGCTGCACCGGTGACAACAATGGAGCAAGCTGTCGAGACGGTCAAGGCTGTCCTTGGTGGCACTCCGATAGACGAGAGCTGTATCCATGGTGCGCGTGTATGGAAGACCGGAACTTCTAAGCAGGGAAAGCAGTATGGAATGTGGAAGTGCAATATCTCAAGGCAGAACACACAAGATGAGCCATGCGATCCTATCTGGTACGAGATAAGCGCAGATGGTACATGGAAGCCACAGGTGAAACGCTGATGGTATACATACAGTTCTTAAACCAAGATGGTGAATGGGAAGAATTCCCTAATGAAGAGCAGAGAGCGAATCTCAGGGCTAATGCTGAACTGCTCGAAGAGATGGGTTACA